AAACACCCCGCAATTGCTCTGCAAGTGGACGCGCTCAGGCTGGCCGCAGAAGCTCGGGAATACGCTACACCGCCCGCTTTAAGGGCTTTGGTATTAGAACGCCTTACCGCGCATGCAATCGATCCCGATGTTAAACCGGCCCAGCGGCTGCGAGCTCTCGAGCTACTCGGTAAGGTGACCGAAGTGGCCGCCTTCACTGAACGCCGGGAGCTTATCAAGGTCACCGACTCCGGCCAAGCCAGGACGCGATTAATTCAAACGCTCCGGGATGCTATGCGCGCCGGAGCCGTTGATGCCACAGTCTTACTCCCGCTCGTTCGTGACGATCTGGTCACGGTTGACGCAGTGCAAAGCAGCGAGCCCACAGATCCCGGCGACTCCATCGAGTGAGTGCAGCATGCGCCCAGCTGGCCGCCAAGCTTTCCCCGGCGCACGCCCCCAGTGGCCTATTGATTGGCCGGGATCGCCCACCGACACCCCCCACCCCCCTAAACAGGCCGCCATTTGTACAGCAGCTTATACATAGTATTCCACACACTAGATCGCACCTAATTTACGTTGGCACCCACAGTACTCAACTATGCTACCAAGACTTGAATTTCAACTTGTTAAATGTCAGTGTAACAGGTGTTACACTGAGAAAGTCAATGAAATCAATGACTTAGGGGGGGGGTGGGGTATATTTTTTTTCAGAAAGAGTAACAGAGTGACTCACAGGAAGACCCCCCGGGTATGTTGTTGAAAAAAAAGTGGGGGGGGTATATAATGGAAAAAATCGGAGTACAAGATGACACCTGCACAGAAAGAAATTTTTTTAGTCGTAGTTGAGTGGTGGAAGATGTATGGCTATGGCCCCTCTATAGATGATGTCATGAGAATGACGGGAGAGAAGAGCCGTGGGAACGTGAATCGCAAGATGTGGAAGTTGGTGGATTTGGGATTGTGTAAAGGATTCAAAGGTCGGCCTCGGTCTATTCGTCCTTCTGACTTACGGGTACGGGATATCCAATGAAAGATTTGGAAGGCTTGTCGGATGATGAGCTGTTTGCTCTGTTGCAGGCTTTGCCTGACGAGGATTTACTGAAGGTTCTTGAGAGTCTACCTATGGGTCAAGGTGATCATCTTGGGATGATGGCTGATGATTACCTTTCCTCTATGAAGAGGGAGCAAGCTCAGAAGTCGTTTATGCCGTTTGTTAAGGTGATGTGGCCGACTTTTATCGCGGGGCGGCATCATGCGATTATGGCCCGGGCTTTTGAGAGAGTGGCTAGTGGGGAGTTGAAGAGGCTGATCATTAACATGCCGCCTCGGCATACTAAGAGTGAGTTTGCTTCCTATCTGTTACCGGCTTGGTTTTTGGGTCAGTACCCCGGGAAAAAGATTATTCAGTCCTCCAATACAGCCGAGCTCGCGGTTGGTTTTGGCCGTAAGGTTAGAAACTTGGTGGACGGGGATGTGTTTTCTCAGGTTTTTCCTAATGTAAGTTTGAGACACGACAGCAAGGCAGCTGGCCGCTGGTCTACGAATTCATCGGGTGAGTATTTTGCGATCGGTGTGGACGGAACGGTGACAGGTAAGGGTGCGGATCTGTTAATCATTGACGATCCTCACTCTGAGCAGGAGGCTAAATTAGCCGAAAACGACCCTGCGGTGTTTGATAAAGTTTATGAGTGGTACACCTCCGGCCCTCGGCAGCGTTTGCAACCGGGTGGGGCGATCGTGATCGTTATGACACGCTGGTCTAAGCGGGATTTGACGGGTCAAGTGTTAAAAGCAAGCGCCCAGAGGTCTGGTGAAGAGTGGGAGGTGATTGAATTTCCTGCAATTTTGCCGTCTGGCAACGCTATGTGGCCGGAATTCTGGGATGTAAAAGAGCTCGAGGCTCTCCGGGCTGAATTACCGTCTAGTAAATGGCAAGCGCAGTACATGCAGCAGCCCACATCTGATGTTTCTGCAATTATTAAGCGTGAATGGTGGAAGATTTGGGAAGAAGACAACCCTCCTAGCTGTGAATTTATCATCCAATCATGGGATACGGCATTTTTGAAGACGGAACGGTCTGACTTTTCGGCCTGTACGACGTGGGGTGTGTTTTATCAAGACGATGACAAGGGTGTCCACCGGGCTAATATCATTTTACTCAACGCTTTTAAGAAGCGGATGGAGTTCCCGGAACTTAAGCAGAGAGCTTTTCAAGAATTTAACGAATGGGAGGTTGACTCTTTGATCGTTGAGGCCAAAGCGTCCGGATCTCCGTTAATCTTTGAGTTAAGACAGATGGGGATTCCTGTTCAAGAATACACACCCACCAAAGGAAATGACAAAATAGCCCGTCTCAATGCATGCGCTGACATGTTTGCATCCGGCCATGTATGGGTGCCTAATACACATTGGGCGGAAGAGTTAATTGAAGAAGTTGCGAGCTTTCCTTCCGGAGAGCACGACGATTTGGTAGACTCCATGAGCCAAGCACTGCTGCGTTATAGGCGCGGCGGGTTTATTCGGCTGGAATCTGACGAAGAAAGAGATGAGCTTTATTTCAGAAGAAACCGCCGCGAGCGATACTACACCGTTTAAAGGAAAGTTATGGCAATCAGCAAAGGTCTTTACGCCGCCCCAGAAGGTCTGGATTTAATAGACAACACCGTACCGGAAATCGAAATCGAAATTGAAGATCCGGAATCGGTGACCATAGGAATTGGCGGGATGGAGATTGACCTCATCCCATCTAAAGAAGGTGAAGAAGAGTTCGACGAGAACCTTGCCGAGTTCATGGACAGTGGAGACTTGGAGTCTCTTGGGTCTGAACTGATTGCTGATTTTGAAAAAGACCAGCGCGATCGCAAAGAATGGGTTCAGACTTATGTCGATGGACTCAAGCTTCTCGGATTAAAGTATGAAGAGCGTACCGAGCCGTGGCTTGGTGCCTGTGGTGTCTTCCATCCCATGTTGACTGAATCCGTTGTGCGCTTCCAAGCGGAAGGCATTATGGAAACATTCCCTGCCGCTGGCCCAGTGAAGACTCAGATCATTGGAAAAGACACTCCAGAAAAAGAAGAGGCAGCCCTGCGCGTTCAGGCTGACATGAACTACCAGTTAACTGACGTGATGACGGAGTACCGCCCTGAGCATGAAAAGATGTTGTGGTCGTTGCCTATCACGGGAAGTGCGTTCAAGAAGGTGTACTACGATCCATCGAAGGGTCGTCAAGTCGCGGTGTTTATACCCGCTGAAGATATCGTGGTTCCTTATGGTGCCAAGGATATCGAGAGCTCAGAACGTGTGACTCACGTCATGCGTAAAACCGAGAATGAATTAATCCGTCTTCAACAGGCTGGGTTCTATCGGGATGTAGAGCTCGGTGAACCCTCAGTGGAGTTGGATGACATCGAGCAGCAAAAAGCCAAAGAAGGCGGAATGTCTGCAATCCAAGACGATCGCTATCGACTGCTTGAGATGCACGTTGACATCGACCTTAAAGGATATGAGGACAAAGATAAAGATGGCGAGCCCACAGGTATTGCGCTTCCATACGTGGTAACAGTTGAAAAGGGCAGCGGAGAGGTTATGGCTATCCGCCGTAACTGGTACGAAGGCGATTCTTTACATATGAAGCGCCAACACTTTGTTCACTACCAATACATCCCCGGATTTGGATTCTATGGTTACGGCCTGATTCACCTTATCGGTGGTTATGCTAAGTCAGCCACGATGATCATTCGCCAGCTGGTGGATGCAGGTACTCTGTCAAATCTTCCCGGCGGACTTAAATCACGCGGACTTCGCATTAAAGGTGATGACACTCCAATCCAACCGGGTGAGTTCCGTGACGTAGATGTGCCAAGTGGAAGCATCCGAGACAACATCTTACCTTTGCCTTACAAGGAACCTAGTCAGGTTCTGTTTGCCCTGTTCCAAAACATCGTCCAAGAAGGCCGTGCTTTTGCTTCCAGTGGTGATTTAAACGTAAGCGACATGTCAGCCAACGCGCCGGTAGGTACCACGCTGGCCCTGTTAGAGCGAACCCTCAAAGTCATGGGTGCCGTGCAGTCTCGTATGCACTTCACCATGAAGCAAGAGTTCAAACTCCTCAAGACCATCATTGCTGACTACACGCCAGAAGAGTATGAGTACGAGCCAGAAGAGGGTAATCCCCGGGCTAAGAAAGCAGATTACGATAACGTAAATGTTATCCCTGTGTCAGACCCCAATGCCTCTACTATGGCGCAGAAGGTTGTTCAGTACCAAGCGGTTCTCCAATTGGCGCAGACTGCTCCTCAGTTGTACAACATGCCTTTGCTGCATCGTCAAATGATTGAAGTGTTGGGTGTAAAGAACGCCAACAAATTAATCCCGACAGAGGAAGACGAGACACCGATTGACCCAGTTGCTGAAAACCAGCAGGTCTTGATTAATAAACCAATCAAAGCCTTTATGGAACAGAACCACCAAGCTCACATCCAAGTCCACACGCTTGCCATGCAGGATCCCAAGATAGGTCAATTGCTGGCTCAAAATCCACAAGCTCAAATGATTCAAGCCGCAATGATGGCCCACATCAATGAACACTTAGGATTCGAGTACCGCCGTCAAATCCAAGAGGCTATGGGTCTACCACTCCCAACGGAAGATCAAAACAAAACTGTCAGCCCGGAACTGGCTAATCAGATCGCTCAGATGGCCGCTCAAGCTGCACAAAAACTCTTCCAAAAGAATACCGCTGAAGCCCAACAGCAGTCCGCTCAGCAACAAATGCAAGATCCTGTTGTACAAATGCAACAGCAAGAACTGCAAATTAAACAGGGTGAGCTTCAACTTAAACAGCAGAAGATGCAGATCGACGCCGCATCTAAAGCTGACCAGCTTCGCATTGAAGAAGCAAGGATTGAATCTCAGAAAGAAATTGCCGCCATGCAAGTGGCAGCAACAGCCGCAGCCAACAAGGACAAACTGGAACGCCAGCAAGAACTTGAAGGTCTGCGAATCGGGGCAGACATTGCAAAAAATAAAGCAATGATGAATCGCCCCAGAATCCCCGGAAGGAACTAAATGACAAGTGAATACCAAGCTTTACTGCTTGTGCAAAAGGAAATTGGAAAAATGCGGCAGGATCGAGAGGAATTTATTAGCTCTGGTCGTGCAAAGGATTATTCCGAATACCAACATGTCTGTGGCGTTATCCTTGGTCTCAACCACGCTGACATTATCTGTAAAGACCTTGTGCAAAGGATAAATAATGACGACTGATTTTGATGTCGCTGCGGTAGATTTGTCTGGTATTTTGAATACCACATCTGAACAAAAAGCCAAGCAGTTGCCAGACCCAAAAAGATTCATGGTGCTCTGCGTCGTACCTGATGCGTCTGAAGAGTTTGAAGACAGCTCGCTAATTAAATCTAGCAAGACTATCTACTATGAAGAAGTTCTGACCCCAGTGTTATTTGTCGTCAAGCTTGGGCCTGACTGCTACAAAGATCCAACCCGGTTCCCTAGTGGGCCGTCGTGCAAGGAAGGTGATTTTGTCATCGTCCGACCCAATTCAGGCACCCGCTTGAAGATTCATGGCCGTGAATTCCGCCTCATCAATGATGATTCGGTTGAAGCAGTTGTGGAAGACCCCCGTGGAATCTCACGTGCATCATAAGGAGTAAAACATGCCATTACCAAAACATATTGGTGACGATTTTTCTGAAGAAAAACCAGATGCTGCCAAAGAGGCATTTGAAGTGGAGATTGAAGACGATACTCCAGCAAAGGATCGCAACCGAAAGGCTGCTCCACCACCCGAAGACTTAACCGATGACGAGTTAACCTCTTACGACGAAAAGGTTCAGGCTAGGTTGAAAAAGTTCACGCGTGGATACCACGATGAACGCCGAGCCAAAGAAGCTGCGGAACGCGAAAGATCAGCCGCAGAAGAGTTTGCCCAACAGGTTTACAGTGAGAATAAAAAACTCAAGGAACAACTGAAGTCGGGCAGCGAAGTATTTATTGAGCAGAACAAAAGCTCTGCTCAGATGGAACTTGATAACGCCAAGAAACGAATGAAAGAAGCCTTTGAAGCAGGCGATTCAGATGGCATGGTAACGTCTCAAGAAGAGGTTACTAAAGCAACTATGAAAATAGAGCGGGCTCAGTCCATGAGACCAATTGAATCCTCGGATGACGATCCCCCGCCAGCTCGACAACCAAATAAGGTTGCCCCAAAGACGCAGGCATGGATTTCCGAAAACTCCGAATGGTTCGGCGTTGACGAAGAAATGACTATGTCTGCAATGGGCCTTGACAAAAAACTGCAAAAGCAATATGGTGCTGACTATATTGGCACAGACGATTATTTCAAAACAATCGACAAAGTCATGCGTAAAAGATTCCCCGAGAATTTCGGGAGCTATGAGGATGATGACGATCCTTCCCAAAATCAGTCAGAACCGGTTGAAGAGGAAACACCTCCACACCGTGCCTCAAAACCTGCTAATGTTGTTGCTTCGGCAGCACGTAGCACTCCGCCCAGTCGCATTAAGCTAAAGGCGTCTCAAGTTTCGTTAGCTCGTAAACTTGGGATTACCCCAGAGCAGTATGCAAAACAGGTTGCTTTACTTGGAAGGAATGAATAATGGAACAGCAAAATCGTAAAAGTCGTGAGGTTGAAAGCAGAGAAACAGAGCAACGCCCTATGGTTTGGCGTGCACCCGAAACTTTGCCATCACCAAACCCTCGGCCCGGTTGGACACCTCGTTGGGTGCGTATCTCAACATTAGGTGTAGCTGATCCCGGAAATATCTCATCCAAGTTACGCGAAGGATACGAGCCCTGCAAAGCAGAGGATTATCCGGAGCTCATGATGCACGCTTCCACTGAAGGTCGTTTCAAAGGAAACATCGAAGTGGGTGGTTTGTTGCTCTGCCGCATCCCGTCTGAATTGTTGGAACAGCGTATGAAATACTACGATGACAAAAACAAAATGCAGATGGAGTCAGTGGACAACACTTTCCTCCGCGAGAGGGACGCTCGATCTAATATGTCGATGATTGTCGATAAAAAATCGAAAGTCACTTTCGGTTCTGGTACATAAATTTTAGGAGTCATTAAATGGCAGCTACAGCTTCTCCCTATGGGCTACGTCCCATTAACCGTATTGATGGCATGCCTTATGCTGGTGCAACTCAGACTTTTCTGATTGACCCTGCTGGCGAAGCCACCAATATTTTCTATGGTCAGGTGGTCATTATTGGCGCGGACGGCTATTTAGCTATCTCTACCGCCACTGGTGCAGACATTACGACCAACAACCTTGGCGGCAGCGGCATCGGTGCAATCGGCGTTTTCGTCGGTTGCCAGTACGTCAATGCACAAGGTCAAGTGATTAACTCTCAGTACTACCCCTCCGGCACAACCGGTGTGGTAACAGCTAAGGTTATTACTGACCCAAGCGTTGCGTTCCAAGCACAGCTAGATGGTTCTGGCGCTCAATCCGTTTTGGGCACTAACACCTTCTTTGCCGCTGTACAAAGCACCAGCACAGGTTCCACTACAACTGGTAACTCAACCAGCGCTTTGGACGCTACAGTGCAAACCACTGCTGCGGCTTTCCGTATTGTGGGCTTTGTTGAGGTTCAAGGCTTCTCGGCAATCGGCGATGCGTTCACTGATGTGTTGGTTAAGTTCAACCCCAGTGCTCACTCGTATTTAAACAACGTCGGTTTGTAAGGAGCTAAATCATGGCTATTTCACGCGCACAACTACTTAAAGAACTTCTCCCCGGTCTGAACG